GTTGTACCCATAATGGGTTCGTCTTCTTCTTTCTCCATTTCTGGATTATTATCGTTAGTAACGATAAAGTATTGTGTTTGTGATTACTTTTACGCTATGTTGTTATTGTGTATTAGTATAACATCATTTCACTTAAACGCAGCGGTATGTAATCGTCACCTAATATTTTGACATCCACGCACACTTGTGAGTCTATGTTGTTTGCCGCAGTCGCCCAATTTACTTGATTTAGGAACGATAGGAGCTCTGCACTATAATGCGTTGCTCTTTCTGCTGCAAATCGTGTTGCACGGGTGTTGGAGTCAAGAACTTGCCGTATCATATCAGGAGGGAAACCTGTTAAATGTGCCAGTAGATCATATTTTGAGTAGCCTTTTGGTATTTGAATGGAGCTGAGTAATATATTATATGCTCTTATGTGATTACGCACTCTCCAATCAGCTTTTACGTTATTAACTCTTTTGCTAGCAGTTTTTATGTCTAAGATTACCGGAGTTGTTCCAACGTCTACATTTTTGTCTACGTCTTCCCAGTTTGGCTTACGAACTTTTAAGCTTAAGATAGTATCTTTTGATGAGGACAAAACATCTTGGTATTTGACTGGTAATTCGGTTCCATAAGTTGACTCTTGTAACCTGTTTTTCATACGCTTTCTTTCTGCCGCTGATGGATTGACCCAATTCGGTAATTTTTTGATAAGCTTGTCCATGTAAGGCTGAGTTACTTCACTTGGCATTTTGCTGTAATCAACATTCAACCTTTGTGCTCGGCGAAGCTCTTTCTTGGTCATTTCCCTTTCCTCTTCTGTTCTAGTATCCTCTACTTTTTCACCTTGCACTTTAGCCCATGCTTGATTGGTGACACTGTCATTCCAATTGAAGTTTTTGCACATTCTTTTAAATGCTTGAGACCACAGTTTTTCAACTTTGCTACTCTGCATTCCTCGTCGTTTTAACACTCCTATAGTTGAAAAAACCTCTGCTATTTTATTGTCGAAACTACCTAGTGTATCTGTTTCCCAGTTTCCGTTTACGAAAGTGGCACACGTTCTAGCCAAACATCCTCTTAACTCACCACTTTTGGTTCCCATTATACGCAAGTATTCATGGTAAGTAGAGTCCGTAAGCAGTTTTTTTTCTTGACCTTTCAGATTACATTTCCCAGCAATTTCGTTCCATAGTTGTGACCCAGAATAGGATGAGTGTACACTTATAATATCGTCTCCATGACACAGCCTACTTTCCAAACCTATGTTAACATTGAGGTTTTTGGCTGACACATCAACTACTTTTGCGTAGGCTATATTTAGCAACGTGTTTATTAGAGTGGTGTCACGATTGCCACTGTAAAGACCACCCATTGTTTGCACTATGTCACCGGTTACCGGGTGTATCACACACTGAGTATAGACAGAGTTGGCCAGCCAAGTAGTGGTTAAATTTATAGTGTCCTTATCCATTTGGTTCATACTTGAATCTTTTTGAAGCATCCTGTTAATATTGACTTTCGCAGCATAATAAATGGATGCCATGTGGTCGTGTGTATGCATACTGTTGAAGTCGGGATAGTCGTAGGAGCTATAGTAACTGCCTTGCTTGGATCCGTTAATCCTTGATATTATTTGCTGCAGATACTCGTTGTTAGGCAGGTTTATGTCCACACTAGGATGGTTAATATGCTTTTCGAGTGGTGCCATGATCCAGTTTGAGAAAATATAGTGCCAGATTGTAACTCCGTAGATAGCTCTCGCTTTTCCACCCGTTTCATTTAGCTTCATGTGTGATTTGGCTACAATTTTAGGGTTTGTCTGAAGTATTGACAATATTTTGTCTCTAGGTATCGCTTCCATTACTGATCGTTTTGTTGGTCGAGGTGCTAACTTTAAGTCATGTAGTACATAATCTCTAACTGGTGAGCTTTCACTTTTGAGTGCACTTGGCATCCCAGCAGATGAGCCAGATACTAACCATTCATATGCATCATCCACGAATTCATTGAAAGCTTTAGGTTTTGCAGCTGGATAGGCTGTGGTTACTACTTTCATGATCTCTTCGTTAATTATTTGGGTAGCCAATTCTGATGACCATTTACTGCCGTCATATGCCAAAATGTTTTCTGGAGGCGTAGCTTTGTTTGAAAACTCATTGTTCCAATCAACTGTCACTCCTCCCCTTCCGAACAAAGTTTGCATGTATAACAGTTGTGTCCATTCGCTATCCTTAATATCTTTTCCACATCCATGCTTTCGCCAATAATCATGTATTATTTTGGTTTGTTCTACCCAGTTATCTTCATCTATATCCAAAAACCCAGTTTCTATTAATATTAACCAACCTTTGATTTGTAGATTGAGACCATATAACCATACGATTACAGATGTTACAAATTCTGAGGCTTGTTCAATATGTTTTAAAGCAAAGCACTTCGCTAATTGACATCCTATAGCATCGTTGTTTAGCAACTGTAACATATCGGACATATAGATCCCTCTCTTTTTTGCAACCCCTGGCTCTCGGTCCGGCCACAGATCATCCAGTCGTTGTATACCCTTACTGTGCATTATGGCATGTAATTGGCTAATAAATGATCTGTTGTCCATCATATTTACTTTCTTGTTGGACACTGATTGTATTGAGGTTTCCGTTGTTGTTCTGATGTTAGTCATTACACTATCAAGCTGGTTTTCTAACCTTACTGTTTCATTTTCCTGGTTGGAGTTGGTAGCCCATTGCGGTTGTGGCTCATTATGTACCATTTTTTCTGTTATGAATCTTGGCAGTCCTACACCTGGAAAGTATTTCTTGTGGTCATATGCTAATTGATCTACTGAGATTAGATTACGTTGGAAATCTTGTAGCGATTCCTCCAGCTTTAGCTGTCTTTGTCTCATTGTCAACTTTAGTGTATTGTCATCTCCAGTATCGCCGTCATCAGTTACTACAGGAACATTACTTTTTGTGTTTATTGTGGGCTTTGCTCCTACTGTAGGCAAGCTCCCGCGGTGCTTACTAGCAACTAACACTCTCCAGTGATTATTTTGTAGCTCTAGGGTTAGACAGTTTTCCGGTATTTGATCAAATTCCAATTCTGGTACGTAAACTAGTGGTTGTGGTTGACGTGATTCAATTGAGATGTTGTCGCTATTAAGATCTCTAGCCCAGATCACATATGTAGGTAATTTATAAACTTTAACCATTTTAACTATGTCGTAGAAGGTTAGGGTATCCGGACACACTTCGTTATAAATTACGTTTTTAGCTTTTCTTTGCCAACTAGCCTTTGTAGCCACTACGTCATTGGTTGATGATATATAACTTAAACATGCCCAACCGCAATCGCCTGTTGAAATAGGGTCGAGCTTTGTCTGCAATCTGACATTAGAGTTTGTTTCATACTCATTTACAACTGAAGATAGTTCATTTTTGAGCTTTTCAATTCTAGTATTTTCTTTACGTACCATCATTTTGGTGGCTCTAGACAAAACGTTCTTTAGTCTGTTATGGGCATCGATCCATACATTAGGATTGACATTAGCTTTGTTGTTTTGAGACATTTGGTCCCCTTCGCGTGAATGGAAACCTCCTCGTTCAGCACTGATTTCAGGTGTTTCGAGAACAGCTTTCTGCCATGCGTTATATACTGAGCGAGAATCTGCCGGATCTAAAAGTTGGTTAATACATTCGTTACCTTGAACATTAGTGGGTATAATTTCTAGGGTTATACCTTTGTTATTAACGTGTGCCCAAAATGGTCTGTCATCTGGCTTCGACGGGATTTGGAATGTAGCATATGTTCTGGCTAAAGATGCTATGTTTTCCGTGATTTGCTTCCAGGAAGTTTCTCTGTTGTTTCTCTTTGCTAAACCGATTCTCCTGAGTACCATGTAATCATTCATGCTTACCTGTGTAGTGAAATAGGTCGATTCCACTTTAGGTTTGAATGGCACGTCATATATAGGAGCGTATTGTCTGAGAGACGTTCTTGCTGTGAAGTTCTGTGAGTAATGCAAATGCAGTGGCCACTTACTCAAACCATTTGTTACGTTAGGCAACATTTTCCTTATGTTCATGAAATTGTTTTGCCAACCAACGAGTTGGAGCAAGCTAGGTTGGTTTTTAAGTATGCCCAAGAAGATAAATTTATTTAAAGATCCTGGTTTTCTGAAGAGTTTAGTGAAAGCTGCTTCTACCTTAATTTGTTCTTCAGCTTGTGGCAATATTGTCATTCTGTCTTCCACATAAAGTGTGCTGATATCGTACAATGTTGCACCTACTTTGGCCACTTGCCCCACTAATGATAATAGAACTGCATTAGGTGCACTATCCATAAGGTAATCCATTGGCATTGGCAGTTCATTTCTATCAATTTGTCCGTCAAACCAATCTGTAGAGTGCAAAGGCTCTGGTATAGTTAGAGGTGTGCCTGTTAAATAAAATGTTGGAATGTTTGATGCTATAGCGAAGGCATCATTAACTTGTGCATCGAGTCCAAATTTGCTTACATACATAGTTATAAAACTGGCTATTACGTTTGGTTTACCAAACCAAAAAGGTATTTGCCCACCAAAATCCACAGTAATGTCACTAATTACAGCCATTTTTGTAGCTATTCTCATAGAGTATTGCCCAAAAGGTGACGTTACCTTAACTCCATTTGGTAGAGTTTTTGCAGCTACGATTTCATTCCTACTGAAACAGCAGTAAGCCCAAAATTGTGCATAATCATGTGGCATTCCAATGCAATTGATGATTTCCTGCCCTTGATTACTAACTGATTGGGCCCAATTACTTTCTTTATGTATATTGTAGGCTTTTGATTGAGTGGCGGCTCCTCTGCGATGAGGTACAATGCCATCCAATAAAGCATAATAAGAATCGAACAGATAAGTGAATGCCTTGACCAAAAGCGGCACATGATTGTCACCGAATTCAGCTGACTTAGCTCTGGCTTGTACTATCCAAACTGCATCAGTTTCACTTTTTAATTGAAATGCATTTTGGAAAGCTCTTACTACAGCTGGGTCGTATAAAGCAGTGATCTTACTTATACTATTAGGGTTGACTCTTGAAGGATATGTAGCTATGGATGGCCTGCCTCTAATCTCTGGCAACAATCCTAATGCTTGATAGTTGTCATTTCTCATTAGCGGGTAGGTAGCAGCGTCTGATATGATTGCTAATTCAGTATCTTCAATTGGCAAGCCATCCCCATCGTTTATCAAGAAATTAACGTTTAGAGTTATGTCTAAGCTTGAATTGCGTTCATTTATTGATGTGGTTGTGTTGGAAGGCAATGTTTCTATCAACTTCAAGTTGGAATAGGTGTCCAACTGGTTGAACACTGGTTCGTTGGCCACAGGGAAATTTAGAGCGTTAGCTCTGTGTGTTAAGGTTTGAGAATTTTTGATGAAATTCTCTTCAATGTACTTTTCGAATTCCAGAACACTATTGAACACAGTTTTGTTGTTGGTTGCTAGATTGCTTGTATTGCCTGCATTTCCAGTTTCCTTTACTGTTTTAGTTCCGGTTAATTCTTGATTAAGAACATTATCTCTGATTAAATCTTGCTGATGATCGACCGAACCAGCGTCTGATCCTTCATTGTCATCAGGATTGCTTCTGAATCCGGCAGCAAGTCTTGCTTCCATTTCTTCAGAAGTAAGATTTGCATGGTGTTGTGCCTGTTGATCACCACCGGTTTGCCCTCCGGTGTTTACAAGACCAGGTTGTCTTGTTAATTCAGGGTTATCTAACATATTACTGGTTTGCCCTCCAGTAAGCGTTTCCCGATTAGAAACTGGGTTAGGGTTGTTAAGTTGAGTTTGATTCATTTTTGAAAAGTGTAGTAAGTTTGGGGTTTTGGTTTTGAATTGTTTTGTACCTCGGATTATTATAATTTATTTTTTCCAGGAGGTGAATTCTTTGGTTTTATGTTTTGGATTTATGTGAAAAGTAAAACTAACAAAGGGCCAAATCCCGCACATATGGCTGATGCAGACTGTTCATACGTGGATTGTGAATCCAACACCGGCACAGGCAGTCGTTTGACCTACTAAGGCGCTTCCTACCGCTGCTCCTAATTAAAAGAGCCCCATACACTCCTTCGTGCACAAGCATAGACCACCATTCGGCACGTTCTCGCAATGCGATACGTTAGCATTCAAACTTCAGTAAAATTTAGTAGTTTCCACTGTATTATTACACATTCAAAGCGCCTGGAATTGAACACATTTTTCACACAGCTATGGTCGAGCCATTATAGGAAATTTTAGATTTTTCTTACGTTTTGAACACACCCCTTTACTTATCAAGGGAACTGCACCAGAGGACCAACGCTGCTCACCGTAACGCAGCATTGTCGCAAGACAGGAATAATTATCATGGATCGTATCTCCATTCGAAATAATTATAATTTATGAAAATTGCCGTGGAGCATGATCCCACTCG